TCGAACAGCGGCTTCTGTTCTGTGGTGTTTTCATTCGCCGTGATAACGGTACGAAGATCATTACCACGGGTGCCGGGGTATTTGGCCGTTGCGTAGGTGTTAGCCGCCTTCACGCCGCTGGTGCCAAGGCGGAAAAAATGAACAGTTTTGGCGTGAAGGAAGATTTCACGCATAGGCTTCAGTTCATCCGCCGTGTACGCATAGCCGAAAATTTTCTGACTGTTCTTGATAAAGTCAGCCTGTTCCACCGTGAAAATCTTGCCTTCAGGCCCCCAATTCATAGCAAGGGGGATGGTGACAATGCCACGGTCAGAAAGGGTGGCGCTTGCCTGCGCCACAGAAATGAAGTTGATATATGCACCGGGCAGAACCTTGTTCTGCACCAAGAAGGTGCCGCCGCCAAGGGCCATATTATTTCACCTTACCTTTCATAAAGTCATTGATCAGCCCATCAATCTGATCGAAGGTGTATTCCTTCCCATCTTCCAAAAGGACAGACAGAAGATCACGCCGGTCAGCGTATCTCTTGAAGGTCAACACCCGTTCTTTGGGGAATACCACCGGGGCCGTGATGGGCGGTTCCTGTGCGGTGGTGGCTTTCTTTCTGGTAGCCATTCAATCACCCTTTCTTTGGCTCCACATCCACATCCAAGGTTTCCATTGGGGTTTCCTCGGACGGGCGGGATAGTGTCAGATTGAAGTTGACGAAGAAGTGAAGAACCCCATCTTCAACTTCATAACTCATGGAAGTTCCGTGAAGCACATCCCCATTGGGAAGGGTGATGAACTCCAAACATTCCATCAAATCCCCGGCCACCGTGAACAATTCGGTGTTGTTCCTCCCGCTGGTGGGGAAATAGTGAACATCCAGCGGGTTCCGGTTCATGAACCGGTTCTTCTGCAACGGGGAAATGTCGGGCTTCAGAACGGCAATGAAAAAACAGGGTTCTTTGAAACCCTGTTCCACATCATTCTGATAGATTTTGTACCCGGCCCCAAAGGTGGCGTTCAGCTTCATGGAAACACCTTTGATGATTTCATTGATCAACTGAACACCCCCTTCAAGGCTTCATACAACATATCATTCAGAATGGACGGGGCCAAGGTTTTCACTTCCTGTTCGGAAATCGTCAGCATGAACCGCCCCTTCACCCAACTTGCCTTCAGGGTCTTACCCAAGGCGGGAACATAGCGCCCCGGTGTTTGCCGGTGGCCGTATTCCACATAGGACGCATATTCCAAGTTGTTGATGATGGTCACGGTGTACTGATCCCCATGTTTTTCAATGGGAAGGATCGTCCACGCATCACGCAAGGAACCCCCGCTGTAACCGGCCCAATACTGTTCCCGGATAGCCCCGGAACGGGTAAGAAAGGTTCGGCTTTTCCCGCTTGCACCCTTTACCTTTACGGTCTTGGGTCCATCAAACTTGGGGGCCACGCCAACCGGGGTTCTTTTCTTTACCTTGTTCCACAGGATTTGGGCAATCTTCTTGGCGGCATCCCGGCAAAGCCGATCCATGTCAACTTCCGAAAGCTGTTGAAGGCGTTCATCCAGCTTCTTCAATTCCCGGTAATCACACCGACCCCATCTTGCCATCAGGCCCACCCCCTGAAGGGTTCAAGCATGATTTCTTGATGGTTGGAGAAAACACCCGGTTCACCGGAACGGGAATAGGTGAAGGTTCGTTCCATATCATTTGGACGGGTTACAACGATCTTGCAACCTGCGGGAACCTTCACATCCGGGGAAAGGAACAGCTTCACCACCTGTTGGGCGGTTGCCACTTCATCCCCATTGGTTGAAGTTAATGTTTCAAAAGACAGCTTGCACGGCTGATCCTGAAGAAGCGGCTTTTCTTCAGAATCCGTCAGGTGGGTGACAGGATCGGTGACTTCCTCACGGATGAAGATAGAACACCGATCCTTCCACAACCGTTCCAAGGCGGTTCGCACGGCCTTATTTACCATACCAACCGCCTATAACGGTAGATTTCACCAATGCGCCCGTTGATCAGATAATCAATCAGGCTGTTCAACCTCTGTTCAGGGGTTGAACTACCTTCACCAAGGGCAAAGGTAATGTTGGTGTCACCTTCCTGAATGGATTTCACCGCCGCATCCAAATCAAACCCTTCAAGCTGTCCAGAACACTTCTTCATGTTCAGGTATTCGCCCACGGCCATAGAAACGGCCAGACTTTCCAACCCCTCCGGGATTTCGGAAAGGTTGGAAAGATTTTTGATCCGCCATTGAACATTGGTCAAAACCATATCCAACAACGGATCATCAGCGGCCCCCGCCACGCCAAGGGCCGTTAGCATTGCAACCGCTTTATCACGCAACGGGGTTCACCGCCTTTCTTACGCCGCCGTGATTTCGTACCAACCCTTGGTCTTGGGGTTGTCACCGGAACCGGGCGTGACCTTCACATAGCCGATACCGGAAGCGGCGTAATAGGTCTTGTCGCTGGAAACCGTGGTGTCAGCGGTGACAGCGGCGGAACCGGTGATGATCTTCACCGCCTTGGCTTCATTGGTCATGGCCGCAAGGTAATACTTGCGGGAATAAACCGTGTTGCGGCGGATGTTGCCTTCACGCTCCTGTTCCACTTCCGTACCCTTCTTGTTGAACAGGGTAACAGCTTCCTTGGTGGCAATGACCACCTTGCCGGTTTCGGCGTTCTTCTTGGTGTAGATGTTGATACCGCCCACGGTGCCAACATAGCCCTGCTTGGCGTATGCTTCCACATACTTCAGATCGTCCTTCAGGGCCTTACGAAGTTTCGCCATATCAGCGGGGTTGACGAAGCCGAAGATGGTCACACCTTCAAGGTTTTCCAGATTCAGCATGGCCGCACCATCCACAAAGGCATCAAAGCCAAGGGCGGTGGTCACGATGGTCATGGTGGCCTCGTTGAAAGCGCCGAAAATGTCAGCGTTCACGGTGTTGAACATATCCGTACCAGCGTGACGGGTGCCGGTGGTGATCACCATGGGATCGGTCATGGCTTCCTCGTCATAATACTGGAAGCGGTTCTGGGCCATCTGAATCCGGTATTCCTTCTCGGTGTAACCGGCTTCAATGGTCTTGGTGTTGCCGTTGCCCATGGTCAGCTTCTCGGTGCCATCGGTGGCCTTGTACTTGTGAATCTTGCGAACCATGCCAGCAACGCCGGTCAGGTTGTTGTCCACGGTGCAAAACTGCTGAAGATCAAGGTGGCTCTGGTACTGATCTTCAATTTCGTTGGACAGGAAAAAGTTATCGTAGCAAGTGTTTGCCATTACTCATTACCTCCATAAAGTTCTTTGTATTCGTCAGGATGGTTGACGGAATAGTTGTAGCGATCCAAGGGGTTCATGGCCTTCAGCTTTTCAAGGGTCATGCCGCCTTCAGCGCCATCACCCTTTTCAGCGGATTTGGCCCCCTTGAACTTGGTGCCGGTGGACTTCTCAAAAAGAAAAGCCGTGTCCTTGCCTTCCACCAGCTTCTTGACTTCATCATCAAGGCCCTTGACGGTTCCATCCTCCGCCAATTCAGCCTTACCGATGAAATCAACCAACAGCGCCTTAACAGCGGTGTTGTTCTTGGCCTTTGCGCCGGTCAGGGCCAGTTCAACCGCATTGCTGATTTTCAGATTCTTCAGTTCAGCGGCGTGATCCGTGTCCTTCTTCTTGTTATCGGCCTGAAGCTGTGTGATCTGATCCTGAAGGGCCTTGGTGTCACCAGAAGCCTTCTTCAGCGTTTCAAGCTGGGTGTCACGCTCTTTGATGGTGTTCTTGGCGGTGGTCAGTTCGGTGTTGACCTCATTGAACCGGGCCTTGGTGACGAATGAACCGTTCAAGCCCTCCATAACCTTTGTGGCCTGTTCTTCAGTCAGGCCCCATTCCAACAGCTTTTCTTTAGTCATTGTTGTTACCTCCAAAATCCTTTTTTACCGTGGGTTAGGAACCACGATTTTCCCGGTTCTGTTTACCGCCCACCACCGGGAAACGGCGAAAATGGTATGAAAAAACCACCACCGGCCAAAGGCCGGGGTGGTCAAATCATCAATTAAGTTAATGCGTCAATGATAATACGATAGCGTTCACGGTTCGGCTTGTAAATGCCCCGTTTGTAATAACTCAAAGACGCTTTGCAAATGTTCGTCAGCTTGGAAAGTTCCGTTACGGAAATGCCCCGTTCATCCATCAGTCTTTGAATCTCCGTGCAATCCACAGGCCCATCCAAGGCCGGGGGCGTGGCGGTCACTTCCGGGATATTAAACCCGGCCTGTTCCAGAAATCCAAGCACATAGGGAAGCCGTTCATTCCGACAGGTAGCGGCCAGTTGTGCCGCCTTCATGTAATCGTCTGTGGTCAATGCTCTTGCTTTCGGGATGATGGAATAACTTCCGGTTTTACGGATTGCGGGAAGAACCTCATGCGTCACCCAATGTTTGAAGCGTTTGGCGCTTTCCAGCTTGCTTCCGAAGATCAGGGCGTAAAGGCCGCTTTCGTTGATGATGGTCATGGTCTGTTCACCGGAGGGGGTCGTGATTTGCGACCCCCCTTTATCTTCCGGGTCAACATGACGGTGAAGGGCATCTTTGGTATTGGAATATCCCAAGGCAACCGCCACATCCTTACCCACGAACCAAGGTTCTTCCTCAATGGTCACGGTTCGCACCTGTCCAAATTCGGGGTTGGTGAATACCTGAAGTTCATTCATGCCTTCTTCACCGCCTTCTGTCCACGGGCAAAGCCCAGCTTGAACACCACGGCAATCAGCTTGAAAGTGTCGTGATGATATGCGTCATAGAGTTCATCCAGTTCATTCCTGCGAAGGTCATACTTACCGGGGTGTACGCCTTCAATGCTCTTGATCAATTTTTCCATGTTAAACCTCCATCAATTTTCACTTGATAGAAGTTCCCAACTGTGATAGAATGGATTTATCCAGTTGGGAAACCTCTGGTGGTTTAGGGTGTTGGTGTACTTTAGCGGGTAGCCGACACCCTATTTCTTTAGTTTGCTATGCTGTTCCTGAATCCCCTTCCTTACTACTTCAGATCGAGAAAGATTTTCAGCTTCACAACATTCATCAAGCTGTTGCAAAGTCTGTTCATCCATCCTCACCCGAAGCATATAATCTTTGGGGTTCTCTGAAACAGGACGGCCTTTTTTAGCAACCATTTATTCACCTTCTTTTCTGTTGCTACAACAATTATATATTGTAGCAACAGAAAAGTCAAGAGGGTTTTTCAATTTTTTTCAGCACATAGAAGAAGGGAACAGGTTTGCACCTGTTCCCTTGAAGATTGGACTTTGGCCGGAGCGTCACTCCCGGCATCTCTTTTGCCCACTACCAAAAGGCGTGTGGCGTATGGGAACGCTTTTTCCACCTCAAAGCCCGTTCTTATCCTATCTAAAGTATAGCAGTATTATTCCCGCTTGTAAAGGATTTTCTTGTTCTTCACATTCTTCTTCCATGTGGTTTCACCAATTTGCCAGAAGGACAAGATGGAGTTTCGATATTCAGCGGGGTCACTCTCTACCTTTACCCGTAGAATCACTTTGAACTTTTCGCCATTTTCTTCAATTTCTTTCAGAATCACACCGGTATTAGGCTTGTTTGCTTCCAAGATGTAATCCGGGTTTTCCAGAATATCCGC